GCGAGAACCGCTCGTTTACCCCGGAGGAGCAGGGTAAGTGGGACGCGATGCAGGACGAGATGCGCACGCTGGACGAGCGTATCGGTGCCGTGCTGGACACGGAGAAGCGCGCCAAGCAGGCCGACGACGCGTTCAACGACCTGGAGGGCCGCCCGCGTCAGGGTGAGGGAACCCCGGCGCAGCGGGACATGTCCACGGAGATCCGCAAGTGGGCGCGCGGCGAGGATGGCGTAGGTCGTGCGCTGGAGATCCGGCGTCAGGCACCGGGCCCGATTAACTACCGGACCCTGCTGACCACGGGTACCCCGTCGACCATCGTGCCGACGGACTTCTACGACCAGCTGATCGCGCACCTCATCGAGGTGTCGGGCCTGATGCAGTGCGGGCCCACGGTCCTGAACACCGGCGGCGGCGAGACGCTCCAGGTGCCGAAGACGACCGGTCACTCGACCGGCACGTCAGCGGCCCAGGGCGGTAACATTTCCGCTTCTGACCCGGCGTTCTCGATGCAGACCCTCGCCGCGGTGAAGTTCGGCGTCCTGATCCAGGTCGCGCGCGAGCTGATCGACGACACCGCGGTGGACCTGCTGGGTTACCTCGCGATGCAGGCGGGCAGGGCGCTGGGTAACGCGTTCGGTTCCGCGCTGATCAACCAGACGAACAACATCTCCGGCGGGCTCATCGCGGGCGCGACGACGGGTGTTACCGGCGCGACGACCGGCGTGTCCGGTGCGCCGTCGTATGCGAACCTGGTTGACCTGGAGTACTCGGTCATCGCGCCGTACCGGCAGTCGCGTTCCTGCTACTGGCTCGCCGCGGACAAGACGATCGGCGGGTTCAGGAAGATCACCGACACGGTCGGCAGGCCGATCTGGGAGCCCTCCGCGGTTCTCGGTTCCCCGGACCTGCTGCTGGGCAAGCCGCTGGTCGCTGACCCGTTCATGCCCGCGCAGGCGCTGTCCGCGAAGTGCATCGCTTTCGGTGACTTCTCGCAGTATTTCGTCAGGCTGGTCGGCGGGGTCCGTTTCGAGCGGTCCGACGACTTCGCCTTCGGGACCGACTTGGTGACCTTCAGGGCCATCCTGCGCGGTGACGGAACGCTGGTCGACCGGACCGGCGCGATCTCGCTGTACGTGGGCGCGGCTTCCTGACCCCGTTCGGCAGCAGCAACAGGATGGTGGGAACGTGATCATTCAGATGCTTTCCAACATGACCAGCGGTCGTCACGACGGCCGTGTCTGGCCCGCCCCGTGGACTGATTTCGAGGTCCCCGACTGGGAGGGCGAGGACCTGGTCTTCGGCGGGAATGCCATCAAGGTCGCGGATTCAGCGGTGGAGCAGGACGATGCTGACTCTCCGCTGGAGGACCTGAAGGAAGCCGCTGTCGAATACGCCGAAGCGGAAGCGGAGACCTCCTCCGAACCCGTGCCTGAGCCGGAAGCGGACGCTGACGGCGACGGCGGGGATGAGGAGGAGGGCCCGCCGAAACCGTCGGCGTCGAAGCAGGACTGGATCGACTACGCGGTCAATCAGGGCGCGGAGTGGATCACTGCGACGAATTCGACGAAGCAGCAGCTGATGGAAAAGTACGGTCAGCGTCCGTGAGTAACAAGCGGAAGCTGAAGGGCGCGGATGCGACGCCCGCGGAACGCTGCACGTCCTGCGGGCGGCGCATCGGCGCTAAGGCTGACGCTCTCCGGTTGCGGACCGGGCAGGTTATCTGCCCCCGCTGCCGTCAGTTCGGGGAGATCCCCCGGCTGTCGTGCGGGCATTACGCCCTGCCCGGCACGCTGGTCTCCACCGACAGCGAGGACCATTCCACGATGCAGTGCCCGCAGTGCTCCCCGGTGACGGGGACGTTCGGCGGGGCGAGATTCGGGCTGGCGCAGCGAGGACAGTAGACCCTGGCGGCACCGGCGGGCGGGTACGGGCAAACCCGCCGGTGCTACCAGAAACAGTAACAGCGAAGGAGACAGGTCATGGCTAACGAGCCGAACCAGACGCCGGACGGCGGCGGCCAGGTCGAAGGTAAGGGCGCGCGGACTTCCGGTCTCGCGGGCGGGAACGACTCGACGACCCAGCCGGGCCAGTACCCTCCCGAGGGCCGCAACAACATTTTCGGCGGTTCCCTGCCGTCAGGTACGGGCGCTCCGGGTTCCGCGGGCGGAGCCGGCGGCGGTGACGTGACCACCGAGGGCGGGCAGCTCACGGACGGGCTGACCGGGGTCACCGACGCGCAGATCACCGAGACGGGCGCGCCGGGGACCGGCACGTCCCCCACCAGGGGCGGCGGCGGGCAGAGCATCAGCTACACCCGCCCGGGTTCCCCGTACTCCGGGACGTACAAGTCCGACGTGACCACTGATAACGTCGCAGGCCCGGCGTCCGCGACCGAGGCGAACGACGAGGGGTACGCGACAGGCGGCCCGCAGCTCCCCGGCATCAAGGGCAACGAGCCGGAAGCTGGCGGCAGCCGCTACCAGACCGGCGGCGGGACCGTGCTGCGCGGCGGGCGGTCGGTCCGCGGGTGAGCGGGGACGACGAGGAGCTGGGCAGGCGCAGCGCCGAGCTGGGTGCCCAGTTCCACGACCCGCAGGGTGACGTGTGGCGTCGCCACGCGGACGGACCGGAGATCGACCATGATGCCGACCGTGCGGTCCGCGAGGACATGCAGCGCGAGAAGCACGGCGAGTACGACGAGGACGGGAATTTCCGCCCGTCCACCTGGAGGCCCGCATGAGTGACATCGCCCGCGTGTACCCGCCCGGACAGGAACCCGCGAAGGGTAACCAGAACCTGTCGGTGCAGTACCCGCCCGGCCAGGAGAAGGCCAGCCATTCCAACCGTGACCTGGCCCACGACTACAAGGACGACCGGACCAAGTAGGAGACTGCCGTGGAAGACCTTTCGCACCTGCTGAAGCCCGACCCGGTCAGCGCGCTGGTGCCCACGTCGCAGCACGGCGGGAACCAGGTGGCGGACAACAGCAACGCGATGACCGCGCCGGGCGGGGCGTCCGGCGACCTGGGTAACGACCTGGGCACCGCGGTCGTGGTGAACCCGCCGAAGGTGGAGACGCAGAGCAAGACCCAGCCCGGCGACGACGGCATGCCGCAGGCCGCCGGGGAGAACTGGTCCCCGCCGGGCGCGCCGTCCTGGAAGTCCGCGCCCGCTCATTCTAACTAGGAGGTAACCAATGCCTGACGCTCCCGAGAACGTCACCGCGGCCCCTGCGCTTCCGTGGCAGCCGTGGGACGCGACCAGCTCCGCCACTGAGGCGGGGTGGATGTCGGTCGACAAGAATTCCGGCCCGGCGAACATGTCGGGTCAGGCCACCGGTGATTTCGAGTCCGGGGAAGGCTGGAAGCAGACCTGACCCGTGACGGCAGCGGGCAGGTAACGTGTAAGACGTTTACTGTCCGCTGCCCCGGCCCCCGGCAGCCTGGCGCTGGAGGTCCGATGTTGTGGAATGCGTATGCACGGGCTACTGCTACCGGTGTGGTGCATGGCTCGACCTGAATGCGGAAAAAATGTGCGACCCCTGCTACGACCGGTGGCGCGTTGACTATTACGGCACGCCTGCCGCTATCATGAGCCGGTGCGATATCTCATAACCGGCGGGGCCGGGTTCATCGGGAGCAACCTGGTGCGGCGGCTCGCCGCCCAGGGGCATGACGTGGTGATCCTGGATGACATGTCCCGGGGTAAACCGGAACGGCTCGCGGGTGTCCGGTGCGAGATCGCGTACGGCGACGTCCGCGACCCGGGTGCCGTGACCCGCGCGATGCAGGGGTGCTCCCGGGTCGCGCACCTGGCGTACCTCCAGGGAACCCAGACGTTCTACGCGAACCCCCGGCAGGTCCTGGACGTGGCGATGCGCGGCATCCTGAACGTGCTGGACGCGTGCGAGCGGACCGCGTGCGCGGAGCTGCTGCTGGTGTCCTCCTCGGAGGCGTACCAGGTCGCCCCGGAGGTCCCCACCCCGGAGACCGTGCCGCTGGTCGTGCCGGACCCGCTGAATCCCCGGTACTCGTACGGCGGCGGGAAGATCGCGTCGGAGCTGGCCGCGCTGGCGTGGGAACGGGAAGGCGTCCTGGACCGGCTGATCATCGCCCGGCCGCATAACATTTACGGCCCGGACATGGGCCGGGAGCATGTCATCCCCGAGTTCTGCCTCCGCATGAACGAGCTGACCACGCAGCACCCCGACGGGCCGATCGCGTTCCCGATCCAGGGTTCCGGGCAGGAAACCCGTTCGTTCTGCTACATCGCCGACTGCGTCGACCAGCTCGTCATGCTGGCCGATAACGCCCCGTCCGGTATCTGGCACGTGGGCGCGATGGACGAATGGTCGATCGCGGACGTGGCGCACGCCATCGCGCAGCGGTACCACCGGCAGATCAAGATCGAGCCGGGTATCGTGCCGAAGGGGTCCCCGCCGCGGCGGCTGCCGGACACCAGCAAGATCAGCGCGCTGTACCCCGGCGGGCTCAGCCCGGTGACCGACTTCCAGACCGGCCTGATGGAAACGGTGGAATGGTACCGTGCCCATGGGTAGGGTCACCGCGTGCGGGCTGTGCGGCTCCCCGTACCTGGCGCAGATCCTGGACATGGGGATGCAGCCCCTCGCCGAGCAGTACGGGCGCGGCCCGGAATACCCCCTGCGCCTGGTCCGCTGCCGGTCCTGCACCCTGGTCCAGCTGGATTACATCGTGCCGTACACGGAACTGTTCGCGCCGGGGCACCCGTACGCGGCGGGGAACAGCGCGGAACGCCGCCGTCACGCGCAGGAACTCGCCGCGGTGATCCGCACCCGGGCTGACGACACGCTCGTGGATATCGGCGCGAACGACGGCACGTCCCTCGCGGCGTTCGGGGGCCGGTGCAGGCTGATCGCGGTCGAACCGACCGACCAGGCGAGGAAGATCGGCCCGCCGGTCATCGTGTACCAGAAGTTCTTCACGTCCGGGCTCGCGATGAGCATCCGCGACACGTACGGCCCGGTGCAGGTCGTCACCGCGTACAACGTCCTGGCGCACGTCCCCGAACCCCACGACTTCATGACCGGTGTCGCGACCCTGCTGTCCGACGGCGGGACGTTCATCACCGAGAACCACGACCTGTCCGCGGTGACGTCGGGGTTGCAGATCGACACGGTGTACCACGAGCACCTGCGCTACTACGACCTGGTGACCCTCGGCAGGCTCCTCGCCGATCACGGGCTCGCCGTGTGGGACAGCCAGCAGATCCCCGCGCACGGCGGGTCGTTCCGGGTCCGCGCGGGGCACGTCGACACCGGTCTCCAGCACCGCGCTGATACGGTGAAGGACCGGCTGGCCGCGCTGCTGGCGATGCTCACCAGCGGGGGATGCCCCGTGTACGGGGTGGGCGCGGCGACCAGGGCGACCCCGCTGATGCATTTCACCGGGGCAGACGCGTACCTGACGTGCGTGTGCGAGATCGCGGGAAGCGAGAAGATCGGGAAGATGATGCCCGGCACGACCGTCCCGATCGTGGACGAGAAGAAACTCATCGAGGACCAGCCGCCGTACGCGCTGCTGTTCGCCTGGCACATCGCCGGTGACGTGATGGGCTCGCTGCGCGCCGCCGGGTACGAGGGGAAATTCATCATCCCCCTCCCGCAGCCGAGGATCGTCAGTGGCTGACCGTTTCGAGGATGAGCGCGGCATCATCCAGGACCTGCTGGGACCGGTCGACGCGGTCACGGAGATCTTCACCGCGAAAGGCGCGATCCGCGGGAACCACGTGCACAAGCTGACCACCCAGTGGACGTACATCGCGTACGGGACGCTGCTGGTCGCGTGGATCGAAGACGACGGGGTCCACACGCGGGAACGGGTCACCGGGGAGTTCTTCAAAGAACCCGCCGGGATACCGCACGCGTGGCAGGCGCTGGAACCCACCCGGGTGCTGGTCATGACGAAAGGCCCCCGGTCCGGTGCCGCGTACGAGTCCGACACGGAACGTCTGGCGGTGCCGCTCCTCACATGATCACCTGGGACATCCTCATCACGCACATCCCGCACCGCCACGACATGCTGTGCGTGCTCCTGGACGAGCTGCATTTCCAGATCGAAGACTGCACGATGCTGGACGACGAGCGGCCGGTCGGGGTGATCCTGTACCGGGACAACCTGGAAGTCTCCTACGGGGACAAGACGCAGGTGCTGATCGAAACGTCCCGGGCGGATTACATTTCCTGCGTGGACGACGACGACATGGTCGCCCCGGACTTCGTGCGCCGGGTACTGGCCGCGCTGCAATCGAAACCGGACTACGTGGGCTACCCGGTGCTGTGGACGCAGGACGGGGTCCCGCAGATCCGCGTGCAGCATTCCCTGAGTAAGTACGGGTGGGGGCAGACCGCCGACCTGGTATGGCGGGACATCTCCGAGAAAAACCCGATCCGCCGGGAGCTGGCGCTGCTCGGCCGGTTCAGCGGCGGATGGGAAGCCGAACGTGACTGGGGCCGGGTCATCCGCGACTCGGGCCGGTGCAAGAACGAGGTGTGGATCGACGACCCGATGTACTACTACCGGGAAGTACGCGACGAAAGCTTCCGCGCGAAACGCGAACCGCTGCCGGAACCCCTCCCGCCCCTGCCCGCCTACCCGTGGCTGACGGTGATCGAGAATGCATGACCTCCTCGTCGCCGTGCCATCCCGGGGCCGCCCGCTGTCCATCGCGCGGCTATCCGAGGCGATGCTGAAAACCTGCGAGGGCGACACGGCGCTGCTGGTCGGCCTCGACGCCGACGACCCCCGCCTCCACGACTACCGGACGCTGGGCTTGCAGCCGCTGGTGATGCCGTACGAGATCCGGGACGGGCTCCGGCAGGTGGTCGCGTGGATCAACGAGCTGACCGTCCCCCTGGTCCACGAGTACAAGTACATCGGCCACTTCGGCGACGACAACGTGCCGTCCACCCCCGGGTGGGACGTGCGGATAATGGACGCGCTGGAACAGACACCGTTCGCGTTCGCGAATGACCTGTACCCGCGGGCACCGGGTTCATTGTGCTGCCACGTGTTCTGCCGGTCCGAGGTCATCGCGAAACTGGGATACTTCGGGCCCCCGCAGATACGGCACATGTACGTGGACGTGGCGTGGATGGCGTGGGGCATCGGCTGCGGCATCACGTATCTTGACGACGTGATAATCGAGCATCTCCACTACTCCGTGGGGAAATCCCCGCTGGACGAGTCGTACGCCCACTCGACCGCGCTGATCACCGGCGGGGACCTCGCCGCGTGGCACTCCTACTCCAGGAACCTCGGCACGGGCGGGCTCAACGACGACATCGAGAAGCTGGGCGGGGAACCGTTCACCCCGCTGCGCCTGGCACAGTTCAACGCCGGACTGGGGATACCCGGATGAGGCCCCGCGTGTACACCAGGCGGCTCTCCCCCGAAACCGCGCCGATCCTCCTGATCTACCCGCTGCTGAACAGGCTCCGCGGTAAACGCGGCCTCCTGATCACCGTGTGGCACCGGCGGATCGAGATCCGCTGGTGACCATCGAAACCCTGATCAGTCATCTTCAGGAGCTGATCGACGCGGGCCTGGAACCCCGGACGACGGTGTACGTGCGGGAGAAGACGAACCTGAACGGGGCCGGGTGGACCTCGCCGCGCACGGTGACCACGGGCTACGACCCGTACCCGCTGTCAGCCGCGAACGACGGCACGCTGGTGGTGTACGTCTCGTGACCCGCATCCACGGACGCAACGAGGACGTGCGTTTCGTGCCGCTGGTGTCGGTAATCACCCCGACGTGGCGGCGGAACGACCTGCTCCTCGACCGGTGCGTCCCCTCGGTGCAGGCGCAGGACTACCCCCGGGTGCAGCACGTGATCTTCTCCGACGGCCCCGACTGGGACCTGGAACGGCGGGTCGTGGAGCTGATCCAGTCCCGGCCCAAGCACGCGGTGCTGTACGCCCAGTTCGCCGAGCGGGACCCCGCCGCCGAGTACGGGTCCCGGCCACGCAAAGCAGCGCTCCCGTTCACCACAGGCGAGTACATCACCTACTGCGACGACGACGACAGCCTCCGCCCCGAGCACTGCCGCCTGCTGGCCAAGGCGCTGGACGAC